TAGGGTTTTCCTCGGAGTTTTCTTCGGAAGGGTCGTCGGGCATGATGTCGTTGTCTTCCATAGCCAGTTTAAGCATGACAGGGGACATACGTTTGAAGTCCTCTTCGACGCCCATGACGTAATCCAAACCGGCATCCTCTGCTAGGATTTGCAGCAATCGCGCTAAAGGTCCGGCTGCAAGTATAGCCACATCAATTTGAAATTTTCCCCTACCGATATTCGATAGCATCGCATAAGAAATAAGTGAGGTAATTGTGAAACCTGAATCAACAAACGTCATTAGTCCGTTCAGGGTTTTTGGCTCCATGATCTTTCCGATCATGTAATCAACAACGTCATCATACTCTACCAGATCAGGGGGACGGTGCCAAGGGTAGTTTTTAGGGTCACTAGTTAGGTTTTCACCCGCAATTGGGGCATCAAACATTTGCGCAGCATCACTTTTCATCTTTAGTCTCCCGAGATTTTGTTGATGCCAACTCTTTTTCAAAGTTGTCAAAATACTCTTGTGTGTACTTGAGACCGTCTTCTTTGAGTCCGGCTAAATTATCTGGGGTTTTGCCCGACAGAAATGCTTCTACTGACTTGGCTATTGCATCTTCAAATTTCATTATACGATCATCCCGTAGTTAACCCGAAGGTATCCATCCGACCCCATATTCACCGCCGCTGGAACGACGTTCTGTACTTCTTGAGCAATAACGCCGAACGCAGGTTGGTCTCCCACAATGCGCCTGCCTTCATCAGTCCAATCCCAGCGGTAAACGCTGATACCGTTTTTCAAAGTCCCAAATTTTACTACGTTTTCTTTGAGGCGTTCGTCAGAAAAGCCCACCAGCCAAGATACTCCTGAAGCAATGGCCTGCGCCCCTGCTTCTGTTCCGGCCGCGGCCCCAAGTATTTTGCCTATGGAACCTAGCAATCCACCACTCTTAGGGCGCTGCAATTGGGCTATAGCAATTTTGTTCTCGCGCTCTAGTGCACTTTCTCCAGATTTCCATGAGTAGTCTAGGATGGCGTCGGCCCTATCCCAGAGTTGATTCATAGACTCCGTAGTAATATCAAACAGGTTTTTTACATCAAGGGCGGCGGCCTCAAAGGCCATCTCAGTCTCTTTCATTGTAACATCTTGACGCCACTTTGTATTGGCTAAATCAATGTTATATTGCATGCTGCGGTAATACTGTTCACGGTTGTTTTCTAGTGTGGAGTTAAACTCCGAATTGTCGTTAATTTCACCAGAATTAAACTTCGCCATTCCGTTCATCTGTTCGACATTAAACTTAGAAATAGATGCGCCAAGTTCATCATAAAATTTAGTGAATTCATTAGCCGCCTCTGCCCCAAATGCACGGGCTACGTTTTCAGACTTAGCATCTTCGAGAATAGACTGTACGCGGGCTTGGGTGTTGACCACAGACATTTGCTGTTCGTTAGTCAGGTTAGCCATATCCATTTGCATAAAGTTCTGAGAATTCTGTATTGCAGTCTGCATGCGGGAATCTAAATTCATCTGATCCATTTTAGACAAAACGTTCGCCCGATTGATGGTCGCTTGCTGCCTGTTATCTAGATTTTTAGCCGTCATGGTCTGAAAGAATTGCGCTTCTTGCTGTGCAATAGGCAGCGTGGCTTCCATGATCGCGGTAGACATGGCGGCGGTGGCCGCTGTCCCTGTCATTCCCTTAAAGGCGGTGATGCGCGCAACATTTCGCGCCGTGCCTTGCGCCCACGACGGTATTTTTGGCTCTCCATTCGGCCCTTCGAATTGGCCGGAAATAATGTCTAATTGACCGAGGACTGTCGCTTTAGTGTCTGTGTAGTTCCCAGCGCCCAACTCTTGGGCCAGTAATTTACCTGCAACAGTAGACGTGTCGATCATTGAGGAAATGTTTTGGTTGGCAAATTGAGACAAAGCCTCGCCAGTATAGTTTTTAGTGCCGTCTGCATTTACGCCGGTAGCAGTACCCTGCATGTCAAACTGTTCTGCTTCGACTATGGCCTCTTGAGATACTTCACCTGTTGCGCCCGTACCCTGCGCTGCCTCTACATTCTCCACAGAGGTAGCCGCGTCATACGTCTGAGCGCCTTGGTTCTCCGGTATACTGTCCATAGTGGTTGTTGCTGCGGTTGACACATCAACATTAAGACCATCTGACTGCATTTGATACTGGTCAGCCGAGGCGTCCATAAGACCGTTTTGAGGGTCAATGACGGGAACGCTTCCTGATAGAGTAAGTTCGGGCGTCAAGAACGATGCAGGATCATTTACGATACCTTCAGCGGACTCCAGGCCAGCATTATTATTATTGTTTATGCTGCCTGCGCCGGCGGCTACCGCAAGGGCATTCCCTACTACTCCAGAACCACCCGACCCCTCTGGGATTGCGTCGTTAGCCATATCCTGAAATTGTTGGGTTCCCTCATTAGCAGTAACACCGCCGGTTGTTATCTGGGTGTTAGAAACTGGTGCGGCATTTGTGCTTCCAGTATTTGCCGTGACCTGAGTAATGCCGTTAGCCATTCCGTTTATCCCGTTCTATGTTACATGCTCGAATAGTGTCTCTAAGTTCTGAATAGTCAGAAACTACACGCTCTAAGGCAGAACCCTCGTTTGGTAGAGACATGACCTCTTCGGCTAGTTTTTTATTAAATTCTTGTGAATAACTTGTTAGTGGCGGACAGTATACTTCTAGGTCTGTCTTATAGACCGGTCCCGCGCAGCCGCTTAACAATATCGTCACGGCTAGAAGTTTTACCGGCCCGTGCATCATGTTTGTGTTGCTCCATAGACTTGTAGAATTCAGCGCGATCGGCTTCCAACTCTAAGGCGTCTTCTAGGGCATCAGACCTTTGGATCTGCTTTTGGTCCCGACGCCCTAAAACGTAAATAATGGGAAGTAATACGGCTAGTGAGCCAATTATGTAGGTTTTAAGTTTTCCTGTAAGGAAACCGAACATTACCGTTCACCCTCGGAGTGATCTTTAAATCTTGCATAGCCTGCGAGACAAATGCCGGCCAAGGCTACTACTAAGAAAATGACTTTTAGGTTTTCGCTGTAAGAGACTAAACCTTGTAACTGACCTGAGATTTCATTGGCTACAGTGGCTGCGCCTGCCACCCCCACACCGGCCATAGTCTTACTTTTTTTAAGGGACTTTGGCGCGGCTTGCTCTACCTTCTGAGGGGGTAAATCCCCACCATTCGACGGTAAGTCAGCATCCATACTAAATAGTGCGGCTTCCGCAGTACGGCGGCGGGTAAGCCCTCGAACTACTTGTAGTACACCTGATACGCGGGCTTTGTTCCAGCGCATAATCTGTTCAGGTACTTCATGGTATAAACCACGATTCAGGCGTTTTAACAAGGTGCTAGACTGAAAGTTAGGGCCACCTATGTTGAAAATTAGTGACACTAGACCGTCGTACTGGTTCTGGGTAAGAGGCACTTCGACGTTGCGCTTAACTACCGCTTCGCACCATTGTAGGTCTTCACGAAGTTTTTGTTCAGCCTCTTCTACAGTAATACGCTGCCCAGATCGGACGCCCTTGCAACTACCATACCCGATAGTCCAGCGGCCGGCCACGCACCGATATGAGTGTATCATGCCGTCTTCTCCAACCTTATGAAGGCCTTCGAATGACTTAATTAAGTTAATGCCTGTCTGTGATGTAGACTTAGGATGCATAAAAATTCCTTCCGAGTGACCCCCCCGAAAGATTACTGATCAAATGTCATAGTGTACGGTGACATCATCCCATTACCGCCGCGCTGTGCTGGTGACAGACGACCCATATTATAATTAGATCCCGCGCGGAAACGGCTTGACTGATCAAACATAGCCATCATTCTATTAATGTTGAGGCTGTCCTGCATGATGCGCCGACCAGATTGATCAAATGCCGCCATCAAAAGGTTACCCTGTTGATCAATAGCGCGGGCCATAGTGTTTCCATTGTCGTCCATTTGTGACGTAAGAAGACGGCCTTGGCTATCAAATGAGTTTGCAAGTTTTGTATACTGGTCGCGCATCCGAGCATCCATCTGACCGCCCTGTGTAGAAATCAGGTTACGAATGGAGTCTAGTTTGTCTGCGAACATGCCGCCATTGTTGTACGAGTCTGTTGACTGTGTATTAGCGCCGGTTGCTACTTCTTTAGCAATTCTCGCATAGTCAATTTCTACGTTGCCACTCTGTTGTTGCTGCGCGTTTGCAACGCTTGTTGCAGCCTGTGCAGTATTTTGTACTGTATCTTTTACACCGGATACTGCGGAAGATAGACCGCTTTGTCCCGAACGTACAGCATCAAACCCGCCTACAACTTGATCGCCTAGATCGCCTACCGCACCGGCCATCTGTCCAGAATAGTCCCCAAAGTCCTCACGGAATTCGGAAAGTCCGGTTTGCATGCCGGCTTGTTGTTCAATCATTTGGGCTTGGCCTTGGGCCAATTGCTCATAATATAATGCGCCAGCGTTTCCGTACTGATTAATTAGGTCTGTCATTGAGACCTGACCACTTAGTACTGCTTCCTGCAATGCGGTGCGGTCTTCTTGTGCGGCCGTGGCATTTGCTGCCATGCCTTCGTTAACACCTTCGAAACCAGTAGTAACTGTTCCTGAAAGATCATCTACTTTAGATCCAAGACCTGCGGTGTCCTGTGAGATGCCCGCCAAAGAGGCGTCCACAGTATCAAACCGACCGCCCATATTATCGAACCCGCCCTGAGTGGTTCCTTCAAGAGTACCAATTCGGTTTTCGATGCCGGATGTATCTACGGTCTGGGTAACCACACTTGTCTGCGGTATTGAAGCGATCTGGGCAGAAATATTGGACTGTCCAGTACTTAGGGCTTCCTGATTTCCAATAATAGTACCTTGGCCATCCGACAACTGTTGCTGGTTGCTAGTTATAGTACCTTGGCCAGCCTGTAGGTCAGCCCCCACGGCGGCGGCGTTATTAAACCCTGTGTCTATACTTCCTGCAATACTTTGCTGATTGGAAGTAATAGTGTCGTACTGTTGGTCGCCTAACCCCGTTTGTACGGTAGTTGATTTTTTCTTACTCATTTTACATCCTGCCTTTATGGATTTTATCTGTGGTGTCTTTATTAACTCGGAGCCAGTGTACTTTTTGGGGTCCGTATAGTTTCTGGCAATGGTCGCTCATCTGCTTCCAAACAGGCCTAAGATGACCAAAGGGTGCCAGCATCCATATGCCCCACAACTGGTCCCCACTTTCCCTAGAGTAGTCTTCCAATGAGGGATTAAATTCCCCACGCTTAAAGGCTTCGGCCTCTTCGTCGGTGAACCAACACCACGTTGTTAATCCTGCGGGGGTTTTAAGGCCATTGGCCTTTTCCGCATAGTATAGAACAGCATGTCCCGTAGTAAGCGGATTGACGTAGTCGGCACAAAATTCTGATACAGATACTTCGTTTGAGAATTCAGTATGAGAAAAGAGGTATAAGCCGTCTAGCACTTCTTGAGGGGAGATTGGCATGACGATTTCCTTAGTTACATGACTAATTATAGCCCATAATTAAGGTAGTCTTCAAGGTGTCTTGCCACTCCCCCACAAGTATTTACGGAGCCGTAGGCCAATCGTTTTCGTCTACCATAGGCCATTCTGTGTGATCTGGCATGTCGCGCAGAGCGGTTCGATAGGTAGCCCATGCGGCTTTTGCGGTATCGCTCAGTGGCGTGTCAACTACCTGTGTCCAATCGGAATCCAGTAGGAGTTGATCCCGTAACCTACGGTTGCGCTGTGCAGCGGCTGGGATAGCCATCGCAGCGATTTCTGCGTCACGATCCTCTGCTGTCATAGGCACGATATCGCCATCTGAATTCTCCATAAACCGCATAATGTCTACAGGCTCTTCACCAGAGTCATACACAACTTGTCCAGTGGCTAGTTCTTCTGGGGCTTCATCGATATTTTTAACGGACTGAGATTTTTGATCGTCACCCATTGTAATCAAGTATAACATTTTATTCTCCTAATTATTTTTAAGCGGGGGTTCTGTCACCAAATATTTCGCCGCATTTATTGTAAAAACGAAAGAAACTCTCGTTTTGGTTGTAATTTTCATTAACAAACTCTGGAATTCTGGCTTGCTCATATACCTGAGACATCTGTAAGTCACAGACCAACTGACCTGTACCATCAAAAATAGTATGCAAATGACTGAAATAACATGAGTTCCTATGCTGTGTATGGTAGGAGAAGGCATCCCAATAAGAAAGGGTATTAGTGTGCATAAGAGCGACAGTTTTATTTGCGGGAAAAGTTACAGAAGCGCTGTCGTGGGTGTGATTGCCGCCGCCGCTTGAGGTGTTCCACCTAACATCCCAATTACTATTCTGTCGTGTGGCTTGTGAGTAGTTAATATGGTTTGGAGTGTACGCGATCAGGGTGCCACCCTCGTACCCATTTTGCCAGTAATTTGTGTAGTAGAAATGCACATTCTTTGTGATATCTGACGCAGTTGTGTTACGCACAAACATCATGTTGGTACAGTGGGGCGAATAGTCATTAGAATTACGCCCTGACGACAACTGCATGTGCATAGGACCGACAGTCCCTCTAGTTGCGTAGTGGGTACGACATGACTTAGTAAAGTTTCCGTTTTCCCTACCGTGACCGCCAAAACTATGGAATCCCATGCCATTTGGTATGCGCCACTTACTTTCTGTGGTTCTCCAATCACTGTCATAGGCGTGCCAACCTTGTCCCGAAGAGGGGTGGTTGGTGTTCCAATCATAAGACTGATGGTAGTATCTGTCCTGTATTCCGCTAATGGAAACGATGGTCTGAGAGGCTTCAGTCTCAGTAGGCATTTCTGTAGGATAAATACCAGGAGAACTTGTAGCATCACCCGTTGGAGCGCCTCCACTTTTCATTTTTTGTATTTCGTTGAGTATATAGAGGTCCATTATTCATTATCTCCAAATGCTTCACCCAAAGACTTCCAAAATGTAATTAAGTCCTGATTACCACTGTCAGAGCCAGTATAATTTGGTTGGCGATTACATAAGTAATGCTGGGTTGCTTTTAAGTCTATTTCCAGACCGCTATCCAACGTATCGTTAGTCCTATGAAAGGAGTTAGTTTCCCAAATAAGATACCCATTATTTGTGTTGGTGTAGTACATAAAGTTGGTACAAAGAGCAAAGGCTCTAGTTTGGCCTGGAGTCAGGGTAATTTGTACATCGCTCTGACCGTGCCAATTATCTGAGGTGTAACTCCAAATTGTGCTATGAGCGACCCCTGACACATTTGAGTACGCAGTATTGTTTGGGGTGTATTCAATTAAACAACTGCCATCATGTGAGTGAGTATAGCGGGTACTATGTTGCCAGTACAGATTGGCAGATACGTTGCTATCAGTAGGATTTCGTAAGAAAAGAAGCCTAGTACCAAAAGAACCGTAGTTATCGTGCCAACGGCCTATGTGCTGCATTTGGTTTATGCCGCAGTGATGGCGTAATGACCCCTGCAATTTCTGAGATGTGTTGTGCCGAGAGCGACCACCATGCGTGTGGTTGTAGATCTTGTCATCACGAGACCTATCCATTTCTTCACGACCTGCGAAGAAGATTGCCCTTCGGTCGCTAGCGCCATACTGGGCGGCTGTAGAGAAACTACCCTGTGCGTTACTACTCGCCCACTCCTGCCCGTCATATGCGTACCTAGTATTGGTGGAATACACGGTATAGAAAGGCTTCTTCCTTACATGATAGTTGTTGGTAGAAGGGTTTTTAGGGGAAATTAAGTATCCCCCAGCCACCCCGCCGCCGCCGCCTGAATTGCCATCCTTTAACTTAGACAGTTTGTTTAGTAAAAATAGGTCCGTATCCATTAAACTGTCTCCTTATCAAGTTTCGGGATATTCATAGGCGCACATCGTATACAGATGTTTAACCCGATTAGAGTTCTGAAAACTGTTCCACTCACCATCTCTGGCAAGAAGGCTGGTCTTGTACATATTATAATCAGGACGAAATCCTTGGTTCCAAAGGGTTTGTAGATTATAAAAAATGTTGGTGTCTTGCCATGAGGCTACGTTGGCTGAATCCTGATGATAATACATAGTATTCATGCCCAAAACGCAGATAGTCTGACCATTTGTGACAGAACTCATAGAAACGGAACCGTTCCATTCTTGAGCACTGCCTGTATATGAGTCTCTAGTCCAATTCATACTAGTAACGCTGCCCTTTGCGGCACTATTGGGTTTTCCTATCCATATAGAGGCACCATCGTGACCTGATTGGTAATGAGAGGAATATCTCCCCCATACCTGCGCGCTGTTAATTGTACTCCCCGACATATTGCGAAGCCACATTATGCTGGTCCGAAAGGGGCCGTAGTCTGCGCCAGACCACTTAGTCGAATAGTGTGTCTGTGTGCCTACATGAGCGCCGTCTAGGCTGTACGCTAGTGCGGGTTCAGTACCAGTAGTCCAGTTATCTAATTTATTGTTTTCAGTATACCCCGCGTGAAGACAGTCAAGAACGCCGTGTTCGGCATCCTTATCGTTATTCCCGCCGTAGGTATAAAAAGCCTCATACGGGCTTGTACTAGTCCAACCCCAGTTATCAGTTTGGGCGCGGTCAGATGCGCGGGTAATTATAGGCCATGACCCGACATCATTTGGGGTTGTACCATCTAAGTCGGGGGGAAGAAACATGCTTCCAGAGGAAGCCCCTGAAGAACCCGCTCCACCTGCCTCCAATTTGTTCAGTTCGTTAAGGAGATAAAGATCCATAACAGGGTACTCCTATTTTATGAGATGTCTTCAATTGCTTCGATCAAACCGTCTGCGTCTGTGATGACGTTATATACTTTAGTGACGGGCAACCCTCCAATATCCACACTTTCGCGGAAACCTTCTAAAAAACCATCGCTGTCGTATGTAATGTTCCAGATCAGTTTTCCATTCGCTTTGATGGAAGAGAGGCGACCATCGGAATCATGCGAAATGTTTGTGGAAGAGATAGCACCGGTAAACAAAGTGGTGTCGATTTGTGCTTTTGTGTAAGAGGCTTCATCGCCTACATAAGTACTCAGGCCATCTTCAAGGCCTTGGAAACGTGCTTCAAATCCACCTTCGAATTCAGTTTGCTCTTTAGCAATGTCGCCAGCGAACTTAGTTCCATCAGTGCGAATTGACTCTATGGCGGTGTTGATAGCCGCTACCACAGTGCCATTGAGGTATGTC